TTGGCACGTTTGGGTTCTTCCCGCGCTAAAAAACGAGCTCTCATGGTCGAAGACTCCCTTGAGAAAATGTCTACTCTTTATCTCAAATTACTTCAGGCCTATAACGACACACACCTTACTGATAGTAATGATGTTAAGTTTATTCCTGAGCAGTTTACTCGTGATTATGTGGTAAAGGTGGATGCTCACTCAAATAGCCCGATCTTCATGGAAGATTTGCGGCAATTGGCCTTCAATTTGTTCAAAGCGCAAGCAATTGACAAAGAAAGCCTTATTGACTTGTTAGACCCACCTATGAAACAATTGCTCAAGGATCGTCTCAAAAAGATGGAATCCAAAGCGGCTGCCCAGCCCCCAGAGCAAAAGCAGCCCGCCAAACCAAAGGCAGTGGCGTAATGGCTAGAGCACGTTTGACAAAACCAAGCAACCAGCCGAGGGCAAAACAGTCCTCGTTGTCAAAGTCTGAAAAGCCTGCTACTATTTCCTACAAGATTACCAACATCAAATCTATGAACCCCCGCAAGGCTCGTGGTTCTAGATCCAAAATCAGGAGTTACTGATGTACAAGTCAGTCAAGAGGTCCAAGCGTCGTAATCGCCGCTAAGACAGTAGTTGCAACTCTAACACAGGAGGCGTCCATGCGTCGCAAGGGCCGTAAAGCAAAGCGCTAACTAATACACGGGTTAGACCCGTTGTTAGCAATTTCCCCTGTGGGAGAGGGAAGTCCAAACATATTCTCCCACGATTTTTTTACTTTGGGATTTAAAGATGGCAAATGAACAGGAATTGATGGCTTTGATGGCTCAAGGACAGCCAGGCCAAGATGGTGGGGCAATGGCACCTGGTGCGCCGTCACCTGATATTTCTACGCCTATGACTGATCCGATGTCCACTCCGGAACCTAAAGCTGGTCAAAAAGAAGCAGCCTTGATTAACGTATCTATGGCGCTTGACCTGATTGAACAAGCTCTTCCTGCAATTGGCAGTGAAACCCCTGAAGGCAAGAAGTTGATGTCTGCGCTGTCATCTTTGACCGGACTCCTCGGCCCCAAGAAGCAAAAGACTGGCGAACTACAAAACGCCGAAATTTTGCAGTTACTTCAAAACCTCCCTCAAGCTGGCGGTGGAACACCTGGCTCTCGCATGATTGCTGGATCTCCTCCCAATCTTGGTTTGATGGGTCAAACTCCTCCTCCTGCCGCTCCTGCTGGTCCGCCTCCTGGCGCTCCCCCCGCTGGCGGCGCACCTATGACAATGTAAAGGATAAGCTATGGATCTCTTTAAGCCTCGCGGCGTAGGGTCGCCTCGCAATCCGACCACTGACAAACAGAACAATGGTCAGATTGTTAACACACCTCGTTTCGAACATTTGGGTGGCCTCAGCGGCCCAAACAAAATCGGCGCGAAAAACCAGTTTACCATTAAGCCTCCTGGCGATGGTAAAAAAGTAATCTAATTTAAATAGGGGTCTAATCATGTCATCTTTAGAAGATCTTTCACCTGAAGCCCGCGATGAGTTAGCTCTCATTGCCCGTCAGTTGGCTGAAAATCCTGCTACTCGTAATGACTTCCTGCGTATGACCAAGAAAGTCAAACCAGACATTACGATTGACACAATCGAGCTTGAAGACAAGTTCGAAGCCCGTCAGCAGCAGAACAATGCCCGCATTGAAGAATTGCAGGCCAAGCTGATGGAAAAAGAAGCACTGGAAACGCTTGAAAAGCGTCGTCAGTCTTTGATTAAGTCAGGTAAAGCGTCATCTGACGAAGACGTTGAGAAGATCGAGAAGATCATGCTCGAAAAGGGCATACAAAATCACGAGACCGCTGCGGACTATTGGCAGTGGATGAATAAAGCGTCTGAGCCAACTGGTCAGGCGTTTTACAATCCGAACGTCCTGAACGAGACAGCACGAGATACGTTGTCAAAATTCTGGAAGAACCCACAACGTGCTGCTCGTGATGAGGCGGTAAGGGCAATGCAAGATCTCCGCAAGGGAACTCGTATCGGTCTTTAACTCTTTGGTTTAACAACGTAAAAGGAAATTATCGATGGCTATTGGTGGTGGTATTATTCCAGCAGCAAGCTCGTCGCAGTTTACAGAATTAACGTACGTTACACGTCGTGCGTTTATTCCCAAGCTGGTGGTACAGCTTTACAACAGTACCCCGCTTATGGCTGCGCTGATTGCTAACTCTCAAACCGCAACGGGCGGTGTTTCGTCCGTTACTGTCCCCGTTCAGGGTGCTCAGTTCGTTAACGCTCAGTGGTCCGACTACAGCGGCTCGTTCGCTCAACCGTCGGTTCAGCAGGGTGCTTACAACGCTGAATTTACTCTGAAACTGATGATTGCTCCTGTTCCTTTCCTCGGAATGGAAGGCGCAGTTCAGCAGGACCATGCAATCATTCCGTTGATCGAAGCTCGTATGAACGATGCGACCAACGTGATGATGGATGCTATGGCTTACTCGCTGTACAACAACACAACCAACACTCAGCAGTTCACGGGTCTTCCCGCCGCTGTTGACAATGGTACTGGTACAGCAACCTACGGCAACATTAACCGTAACACCTATACTTGGTGGCAGTCCGGTCAGTATGCCGCTGGTTCGGTTAACCCGACCCGTCAGAACATCCTTCAGTACATTTCCGGTACGGTGAAGAAGGGCGCAGAAGTGCCTTCATTCGGCGTTTGCGGCTTTGGTACTTGGACGCTCTTGGCTCAAGATTTCGTCGGTCAGGAACAGTACGTTATCACTCCTGGTAACGGCTTTGACGGCGATGCTAACGGCCCGCAGGCTGCTTTTAAAGCCCTGATGGTTGCTGGCGTTCCGATCTATCCTGATCCCTATTGCCCAGAAGGTACGGTGTACTTCTTGAACACCAACTACCTGAACCTCTACATCCATGAGGCTGGTCAGTTCGTGTTCACTGGCTTTGAATCGACTCTGCCTAACTGGCAGGTTGGCTACGTCGGCGCTGTTCTGACAATCGCAGAACTCGTTTCGACCAAGCCTAAGTCGATGACCAAGGTCACTGGCTACAACTATCTCAACATTTAAGGGAGGATGACAGATGTCTTTATCTTCAAACAAAATCCTTCTCGCTAATGCCTCTACCAACACTGCTGGTGCTTATTTTGAAGTCGTAACGGTTTCAAGCGTAGGTATCGGCAACCTTACAGCAATGAACGCTGGTACTTCTAGTGCTCAGTTCGTTCCTGCTGGTTGGTATATCATTCCTGCTGGCACAACCAACGTAACTATTGAACTCAATACTTACGCTTCAAACGTCAACAACTGGGTTACATACCTCGCTTCCAACACTGCTGGCACAATCATGTCAGACGGCTGGAACGTGCGTGCAAACGCTGTAACTGGTACTCAAACGTTGACCTTGTACGGTGTGAACGACGGTCAGGCTGCAACTGGTCAATACAACAACAAATAAGGAGTTGTATTATGGCTAATCCTGACTCAGTAAGCCAAAATACGCAGGACAGCTTTGGTAGTTATCGAATTACTACTGGATTTGCTCTTGCTAATGCGGTGGCTAACGCTGTCGTTGCATTGCCCATCCTTAGCGGTGGTATGCAGGGTTCCGGTAACGTAATCATTCGTAAGATTACTGTTTCTGGCAATGCAAACCTCGCTGGTGGTACGGTTCAATCTTTGGCTTCTACCTATGTAACTATTGGTACAACCAACGATGGTGCCAACTTGGTAACATCCAACGTGGCGTTGTCTAACGTCATCAATGGATATACTTACCAAGACATTACGCTCGTAGCTGCGGCTGGTAATACTTGCTATCAACCTAACGCTCTGTTTGTTAACATTACGGCTGGTGCCGTTGCTAACCATCAGTTCCGCGTTAACGTCTATGGCGATGTTATCAGCTTCTAAGGGCTACTAGAGACCCCCTAGTAGAAGTACCCTCTCCCGTTTTGCGGGAGGGGGGAAATCTTTGAATGGTGTAGTATGACAACGCTTAACGATTACATATTTGTTACACGGCGTTTGTTACACGATGCCAATGCTAACTTTTGGACTGACCAAGAGTTAACAATTGATATTAACGGCGCTCGTCAGCGTCTTGTGCGTGACACAGGTGCGTTACGCCGTCTTCAAACATCTACAGTTACACAAAATAAAGAAGTCTATAACTTTGCTGATTTGCCTGAAGGCGATCAGACGATGGACGTTCTTACGATCAACTTGTACTGGGGCACGACTCGCGTTCCTTTGATGTACAAGCCTTGGACACAGTTCAATGCTGAATTGCGTTATTACCAGTCTTACATCGGTCAGCCTGTGGCTTTTAGTCTTTATGGGACTAACAGTTTTTACATTGGCCCGTTGCCTGACCAAACATATACGATTGAGCTTGATACGGTTATCAGACCAGTTGATATGGTTAACCTAAGCGACGTTGAGGTCATCAAAGATCCGTGGACGGAGCCTGTTCCGTATTACGCAGCTTACACAGCTAAGTTTAAAGAACAGAGCTATGGCGAGGCTGAGATTTTCCGTCAGCAATATATTCAGAAGTGCCAGAA